CTAGTAAAGGTCTTTGAGCATACATAGCATTCCATTTCACCCAGGGAGGGATCACGTTTGAACCTGTGTCTTATTTTTGACACTGTGTATTTTGAATCGGAAGGCGGTACGTATCCGTTCCTTACCTTGTCCCGATATAGAGCGCCGAGAACGGCGTTCTTCGTGGTGTTTAAAATCTCTCCAACCTTGCTGGCGCTGAAATTGTTCGCCATCAGGTATTTGGCGTCACTCAACTGTGAATCCGTCCATTTCCTTTGCGGTCCGGGTCTAGCCATGCTTGTACCTCTTTCTGTTTTGTTTGTTCCATCGCTTGTGCCACGCCCACACGCTGAGCCTGCTCCCGTAGTGTTCGCATAAGCTATAAAAATAATCTTTAATCTTCCAAATCATATTGGCACTCCGGTTGTAGCTTGATGCACGCGATTGTGTTTTCTTCTGAGGGAGGAACTGTAAGGGGTTCCACTTCCCTAACTTTTTCTTTCTGCCAGTGCCATGAACATCCCGGAAGAAGACCAAAGACCATAAACAGTAAAATGAGTAAAATACCCGGGTACAACAGGTACCGGGAACCCTTTAAACCCCGATATGAGCGAGATATGAGCTTTTTTATTTGGCTGAAAACGGTCGGTTTGTCTTTTGGGTCCCAGACTTCCACTATTTTTCCTTTCCGTTGTCTTTTGGTGATTCTTCCTTAATTGGACGCTCTTTTGTCCTTAACTTAGCGTTGAACGCTATTGAAATGCGTTGTCTTGTTGGATGAGGATTGGCTACGACGTCATGCTGCAGGTAAGATGGAAACAACAGTATGTCTCCGTCATGGGGTTCATGTCCAATCATGTTGGAGTGAGGCATTCCAGGCGCGATCATCCTGTACAGCTGTTCATGCGTTGCAAATCTTATGACACCGGTCTTTGATCCCTGTACATAGTATACCCCTGACAGGTCCGCGTTAGCCATGTAATGGGTGTGAAACATGTTTGATGACCCAGGCTCATTGACGTTCGTCCAGTATACCACGTCAGCGTCCACCGCAACCTTAGGAAGAAAGTAATCAGTCCAGGCGGCAAGAATCATGCTCATGGGTTTGAACAGTTCACCTTCACATTTGTATTTCTCCATGCTTCTCCAGCAACCAGGATTGGTTCCTATGAGTCCCTGTGGATCCTTTTCCCTCAATGATGATATTTCATTAAGCAACAGGTTGTTTAAGTTTTCATAGTTATCCCATCGCTTGTAGAACAACCGTGTATCCTGGATAGGAATCTTTGCTATTATGTCCTGACCTACCGGCCCGTCTTTTTCTTGCGCCATTTCGCTGACCTCAACTTTCTCTTTTTGCTTCCGACCTTTCTACGGCCCCTGTGTTTTGCCAAGCCTACCTTAGCCATCACGGTCCAACATATTTCTCCTTATATTTTTCAGAAATCTCCAAGGAGCATGGCGGACCGCATAAAAAATTAATCTTATATTCAAGAGAAGGATACCACGCTTTAGAGAACGTATATTTCCATTCATTTCCGTCAAACCACTTCTCACAGTTGAAGCATTTGAATTCAGGCGCCGTCCCTCCTTGCGGACCCGGTCGAACACTCCCTGCATCATAGTCAACACCTTTCTTAAACCCCACACAGGCCTTCGCATTCATCGGAGAATTCCTCGTCAAAGGTCTCTCCAAACAGGTCCCGTTGTTTTTTTGGTTCCTGGAAGTCTATGCTTCTTAAGGGTTTAGCTGACTTGTGCAAAAACAGTTCAGCTGTTGTATTTTTTAAACCGTGTCTTATTTTGTCATCAACCTCACACGCGTCCTCAAAGTCCACTGGATAGTTCTTCTGCATGTTTTTCCACTGGTCATTGTGGTGATAAGGGCACCCTATGCACGAGGATTTCCCCGGCATAGGATGCTTTTTAATGTCTCGGTACCACTGTAAGCAGTCCATTCGTGACATTTTCATCTCGATCAACGGCCAACGGGATTCAATCCATGGCAATCGTGCTTTTTTCATACGCATTGCTTCATCTGTTGAGATCCCAATCCATTGTTCGACGATTGTTCCTTTCTTAACGCGGTGGCGTGGCTTAATGCCAAGTATCCTCCGCATTTCCTTTTGTATGGGAATGACCTTGTAATCATGGGTGCATTGCCTGTAGAGCATCCCAACCTTTCCACCAGGACGCGCCGCAAATAGTGGTGGATTTGGCACGCGTCCGGCGAAAGATTTCCACTCCTCATTACCTCCCGGTATGGGATTTGCTGCTCGAATAAGATCCTCACGGATGTTGCTTCGCTCAACCGTAATGAGAGGGCAAATTGTTATTGCTTTCTTTAAATATTCCACATGCTCGTAGACAAAGGATGGTTCCCATCCGGTGTCAGCGAATATCATGTAATCTGGTTTGTGCTTTGTCAGTCCTTCCTGCGCCATGAGTGCCAGACAGGATGACTGAACCCCCGCCCCGAGCGATAATATGCGGAGGGTTGGTTCTCTTCTTTTTCCTTCCTCGTCAAAGTATTCCGGCTCTTTCGTAGCAGCCACAGCGGCCATTGTATTAAGGGTCTTTTTATTGGGCTTAAGCTTCGTAGACATTTCTTCCAGTAACTTTCTTCTCTCATACTCCATCTGCTCCGGGTTTATGGCAAAACCTGGTTTTGCCTTTGGTTTTTTACTTTTTCCCTGTTCCCTGTATCCCCTGTTCACTTTGCGTTCCCCCAATTATCTTTGATTTTATATTCCACCTTGGATGGAACTTCCAACTTCACACAGTTTTCCATTATGTCTTTAACATCCTCCCCCTCTTTATCAGACTTTACGCTGCAATTCAACTCATCATGCATCTGTAGAAGTGGCGTGATCCCTAGTTTTTCATACACGTCAACCATGGCCTTCTTTGTCTGGTCCGCAGCTGAGCCCTGAATCAACCTGTTAAGTGCCTTGTACGTACCGGCTCTCTTAACATTCCCATATTCTGCCTCTGCTTGCTTGAGAGGCATTGCTTTATAAAATTTTAAAGGCTCATACCAGTTAGGTTCATATAAATCGAAACGACATTTACGACCCAGCAAAGTCCTAATGGTACCTACCTGATTAGCCCTGTTCATGACAGCTTCAAGCATGCCCTGCATGAACGGAACCTTAATTCTAAACTCCTTGAGCATTGCCTTTGCTTCCATTGGGGTAATGTCCAAGTCAACTGCCATCTTCTTATAGCCCATGCCGTACATAACCCCAAGACCAATTGTTTTTGCCAGTCTTCTGGGTATGTCTGCCATGTCAGCTGTCTGCTGGTGAAAGTCCAATCCCTGAACAAAAGCTTTTTTTACCTTCTCGGCCCCCGCATTCTTGTTAAGAAGGGCAAAATGAGTGAGGAGCCTGGGTTCCTGTTGTGAATAATCAGCGGAAATCCAGGACTCACCTTGTTCCGGAAGAAATATTCTTCTTACCTCTGATCCAAACTCGCTCCTTATGGGCATTTGCTGTAGATTGGGAGCGTACATGGAAAATCTTCCTGTCACCGTTCCTCCACTGCTTCCCCTTATCTGGTTAACGTGTCCGTGTATCCTGTCATTGTGAATGTATTTTGCTATCCCATCTATAAAAGTTCCTTGAAGTTTATTTAAGACCCTTGCTTTTGTCACCATCCGTGGAAGCTCATGCTTGTGCGTTTCCAGGAAAGTCTGGGTAAAGCTAGGAGCCCCTAATGCAGTATGGGGATAATCCAGGTTAGCCCTATCGAAGGCATTGGCCACTGATCGTGCGGACCAAAGCTGAACTTCTTCACCTGTAAGATCCTTCATTCTTTTTAAATATTGTTTTTCCTTAGTTCTTAATTTCCTTTTAAGTCCGAAAGCTCTCTCCATGTCAATTCTAATTCCGCGCTTGGTCATGTTAAGTATCACCCTGATCAGCCTGCATTCCAGGTCATATACACCCTCAAGGGAGTCTTTCTCTATTTCTATCATTAAGCGCTCGTGCAATTTATAGGTGAGCCTAGCGTCTGTCTCAGCATATTCGCCCACAAATGATGCGTGCATTTTATACATTTCGGCTTTGGGATCAAGTCCAAGTTCCTCTGCCTTAGCTTTAAGAACCTTCTCGTCTTTATATTCCCCTAGGTAATCAATGCACATTTGATTAAGGGCATAGGAGTACCTGTTTTCATTCAAAAGAGCTGATGCAATCATGGTATCGTGCAGGTAACCCTTAACCTCTATATTTAAGGTTGATAACCAGCCCACATCATACTGCGCGTTGTGAAAAACTTTTTGTATTGAATCATCTTCACATATGGACTTAATGTATTTAAGTGTTTTAGTCCTGTCCATGTTTCCACCACCCTCGTGAGCAATGGGATAATATGCAGTAAAATCACCGCTTGATATGGCAATGCCTATAACTGACCCTATCTTTCGTGGCCATCCTGGGCCCATTGTCTTCAGTTGGGTATCACACGTCTCCAGATCTATGGCCACCACCTTTCTTCCCTTCATTGAGGGAAATTCCGTGGGGTGCAGCCATTCGGACTTAACTATGTCCTGGTTAAATAAATCACGAACCATTTTTAAGCTCCCCCGCTATTGCCATGTACGCGGCTCCGTCCACATAATCATCAACGTTGTGCTTGCCAACCTTCGACCTGGATACTTTTACCAATCCCATCATCATCGCAGCTTCATCGGCTGTTATGGACTCCATTGGCTTGAGCTTGTCGTCAAGGTATATGTTCCAGAACTCCGCAATCTGCGCATGGTTCTTGAACGTGTCGCCATGTGACTCCTGCCGGCTGTTGCTCACCAGATCAGCGGCTTTCATTAGTATTTCTTCCTTTTTCATATGATGAATCCTCTCTCTTGTTGTGGTTGTATTATATGCAGTTCCTTTTTGGCGCGTGTAACCCCTACATAGAATACACGGTTAGTGTCGTCTGAATCCTTTTCCATCTCGTCCCTGTTGGCCCTTGATATGTCAGTGAACATCATTACATTGTCACACTCTCCGCCTTTGGCCACGTGAACTGTGCTTAGGTTAATGAGGGGATCCGCAGTTAAGTTTTCAGGGTTGAATCTTTCCAAGGCCTGTAAATATTCCCTGTCCCTGTTCCCAATCTTTTCAAAGGCAACATCCCAAGGAACACTTGTTTTTAACAGTCCGTGGTGTTCAACGAGCTCTTCTATGTTGTAGGATTGTTCTTCCTTCTTCTCCCCTTCAAATGATTTTAAGTTCTTGTATCCCCTAGCCACTCCCGTCTGGGAAGTTAAGTGACCGTATATGTCTGTTACATCCTTGTAGGAGACATCCTTGGCTTCATGCAACCTGTTCCACGCGTCCACGGCATTCAGAAGTTCTTTCTTGATTGCCATCTTGTTGTTCTTTTTGTACGGCAATCCCTGTATGCGAAGATCATTTTCTATTTCCTTGAACATGTATTTGCATGTTGCAAGAACCAACCAATTTCCTTCCCGAACATTAACGGCTTCCGGATAGGCGTGAAACTTAAGGACTCCCTTGTAGTCTCTGGGATGCCATTCCTTTTCCCTCCTGTTTTGTATTCTGCTGGATATATTCACAGCTATCTTGTGAACTGACTGTGGGCATCTATGGGATTCTTTTAAAACTTCAACTTTACCTGGCATCTTAATCAAGTGTTCCACATCAGCGCCGGCCCACCTGAAAATGGCCTGGTCATCGTCACCGCTTATGTAAACCCTTTTAGCGTTTGCCCACATCTTCTCCGCCATGTCCCATTGCAAATTGTTCAAGTCCTGCGCTTCGTCAATGATGACAACATCCAGCTTGGGAACCGGTCCTGATTCAATGTAGGTTGAAAGCATGTCGGTAAAGTCGTGCTTGTAATTCTTTTTCTTGTAATCCTCCAAGGATCTGTAGGCCCTCGACAGTTCACGCCATGCAACGTCCACGTTATATTTATTATAAAATTCCAGTACTTCCATCTTCTTGACCCTTGCCTTGTTTATTATTTTTAAAAATTTATTGTCAGTTGTAATGATTCCGGTATCATCCCAGTCCTGAGAAACAAAATTCATGTCCACCCCGTAATCCTCTGAAAATGTTTTATAGTCATACGCGTCCATGACCTCCGCGTGAGTCATTCCCAGCTGTCTCTTGCCAAAGGCATGCAGGGTGCTGAAATAAGGAAGATCATCATTGGTTAAATTGAATTTGATTTTTGCCCTGTTTCGTGCTTCATCGGTGGCTTTGGTAGTAAAGCTGACAAACGCAATGGCTGACGGATCAGTTCCATTTTTAAGCTCCCGCTCCACTATCCGCAGTAAGTTCTCAGTCTTACCTGTGCCTGGAGGACCTAGTATTATGTTAACTTCTGGCATTCATCTCCTCATATACTTGCAGTATTCGTTTACAATCCTCAGGGGTGACACTATTTTTTTTGTTATTAAATTCCCATGTACAAAAGACAATATTACCTTCTTCATAGGAAAGTCTTGGATCTACACGGTCAATGGATATATTAGTAGGTGTGGTTGGTTTCCGTCCTTCTCCCATTGATCGTTTAGTAGTAAGTTCAACTCCAGTATATCTACAACAAGGACCATATTCTTTTTTATGGTTGTTCCATAATTCTAAAAGATGGTCTCTGTTTTTAATAAAATTAATAGTTCCTTTTTTTTTGCTTGATTTTTTTATTGACTGCCATAAAATCTCAATAAACCCTTTTTCTGATTGTTTATATTTTAAATCATATTTAGCTCTGTAAGCATTTGATCTATGATAAGGATGTTGCCATTCTTCCCTATGAAATCCGT